ATCAGCTTGTCTGTGGCTGTGCCAGCTTCCGCTTGGGCTTTTGTGGCTAAGTTATCAACACTGCCTCCCGCAAACTCAATCGCGTTGCCATTCACATCCAAATCGCCGCCGAGTTGGGGGGTTAAATCGTCAACAACGGAAAAAGACACAGTAGAAACAAGTGTATCCAACTCGTCGATAGCAGCCTGTACATTTATAGCCGTGAGGCCAGATGTGGCATTACTATAAGAAACGGTTGTAGCACTACCTGCGGCAGATGCTTGAGCTTTCAGTGCCCAGTGGCGAGCACTAAACTGCCCTGTTACAACAGCCACGTCTTCATTTTCAGTAGCCCATTTTTGAGCGAGTATCGCGCTGGCTGTTGAATTTGAAGCGTTTGTAGCTGTGGTAGACACGGCTCCGAGTACAGACGACGCAGAGGTAGCCGCCTCTGAGGCACTTGTACTTGCCGCCGTAGCCGAAGCCTGAGCGGCACTAAGAGTAGAGTTAGCAAGAGAGGTTGTGGCAAGTAACTGTGTCATTGTAGCAGAGTCAGTAGCTGCTACGCCCGGTGCCAAGTTAGTGAGCTTATAAGCACCCATATTAACGTCCTGCCCAATAACTCCAAATCTACCGTCGAGGGCTTCCTGAGCAAGCATCAAAGCCTGTAGGAAACTCTCGTCGAGGTTACGCTCAATGAGGAGCGCACCGTCTTGGTAATCATGTTGTACAGACCCTTTAGGGATAGTACGTTCAAACACTAGACTATCCCCCGACACCAAAGAGGCACCACCCACACTTACCGTGCCAGATGTTACCCACGTAAGGGGTCGGTACAGTGGGTTACCCGAGCCATCAACCTCATCGTTTACGCGACAAGTAACATGGCTGCGGGACAAATAACCCAAGGTGAAGTCTACTGCGAACACGGTCTGATCCGTATAAGTGTAGTTTATCCTTGTAAATGGCATAATGCCTCCTATTGTTCGTAGAATTTATCTAGTAGTAATGGAACTCCGTAAAGCCTACCCATGACTGGTATAGCCTTGAGTGAGTTTACAGTAGCCCGATCTAGCTGACCGTCGTCCAGCAGGTCTGCGGGGGTACGTATTACACCAGCTAACTGCCCTACGGCAGATATAGGCGCAGGCATACCAATAAGACCATCGTTAGCGTAACGATAGCGTTGTAAAGGTGACGTATTGTTTTCCTGCCCCATGTAGTCCAGACCCAGCATGTAGGATATGGGGTCTGTAACCATCAAAAGAGGCGATACGTGAGCGGACCAGCTTAGTGTACGGCGTGCTAGAGTTTCTGCATCCAAATCGTCCAGTTTACCGTTAATCGTTGCACTGGCTGTAACCGCTAGACCAGACCATGCCATGTTATATGCAAGTTCTGCTGCGGCCTGTCTATCAGCAAGACGAGCATTACGCATCGCTTTACTGAACATTGCGTTCATAGCGAATGTTTTGAGACTGGTCATAACAGAGGTTAGATCGTTTCTATTTGCAAAAGCATGACCCTGACCGCGTCGTGTTTTCTGTACGTCGTAATCAACACTTAGCTTGTTTACACTGCGTAGGGTGTCCAGATCATCTGGGTCCCAGTTCTCAATGTTTAAATTAACAATGTGCCCTTTGTCATTACGAGTTATGACTGTCTGGTAATTATCTATAATGTTTCTCATGTTCTGATCTACACCCATCGAGCGTAAGCGTTTGTCAGAAATAGACCCATCTTTTATACCATTGAACAGAAAGTTTACGTTGATCTCGGAAGACAGTTTTTGCTGCCACCCGGTTACTTTATAAAACATACTCACGTGACCCATAAGTCTTTGGCCTTTATCGAGAGCCATATCTATACTCTTGCCCAAGTTAGGTGTGTCCCACATAGGGAGTTTTCCAGAGTCGCCCCGACCATACGTGACCTCATCCAAGTTAAGGATGCGTCCTTGTAACTCGTCCGGGCGGTAGTACGTCCCAGCCGCAGACATAGCGTCTACAACATCGTTTGGCATACCTTTTAAATGCTCTAAAAACGACTTTCCTGTTTGTCTTTTAAAACCTACAGCATTGGACTTAGCCATTAGAATACCTGTCTCAGCAATCTGAGTGATACCTAATTGCGATAAGTAGGCCAAACGCCCTGCACGATTCAACCGGCTCGTAAATGGAGTAACACCACCACTGTACGCACCCTCGTTGAACATAGAGAATATGTCTTCCGCAATAGCTGCGGCTCTACGAGGATCGGTACCCTGTTGGCGAGCAGCGTCTTCTGCGGCCTGTACCCATGCTGCGACATCGCGCTTTTGCATGAGACCGTCCGAAGCAGCTACACGACCTATTTCACCAGACTGTCCCCGAGAGGCGTTGTCCAGTGCACCGTAAACATCGTTGTTAATCAAATCAAGAATAGTCTTGTCTGTGCCTGTAATCGGCTGAGTGTAGTCCATACCAATACGACTACGTGTAGTTTTAGAAGTACCTTTTTCTGGGTTGGTGTAAAGGATCGAGTTTACACGTTTCGTAATCTCTGCATCTGTCATACCGCGTTCTCTCATCACGTCTTCTATCGTAGCCCTACCGTCTTGCGACACACCCATAAGAGAACTCATGGGGCTACCCTGTTTGAAGTCTTGAGCGTGGCGCTTTATGGCTGTCGCCAAGTCAAATGCTAAGTCTTCGTCTATGTCCGGGCTGTACGTAATGATTGCCTGCTTTACATCCTGTACGAGTTGCTTGGTCGTAACTTGACGCTCCATGCGGTTCCATGCGTCTTTATCCCAAGATACATGGAAGTGACCCTCAACTTCTTTTACGTCCTCAAAGCCCTCTGTCTTGTACTTTTTATGGTACCCAAACAAAACCTTGTAACCCGCACCAATATCTTCGGCAGCGGCTATGACGTGAGGATCAGCAGGTATCGTACGACCCATTTTTTTATGGGCCATGTATTTCTGCACTTCTCTTCCAAACTCAAGGTGCCCCTCGTTGTGGACCCAGCGGCGTACAAGACTGTACCCTTTGTTCTTGGCCCAGCCCTGATAGCGACTACCGTAAAACGGTGTATAGGCTGATCGGGCTTTGTCTTCTACGAGGTTAGCAATGTTATCTGCACTGCGAGAGTTCGCAATTTGTCCCAGCGGACTGCTTAACATCGTGATAGCCATCTTTTGCAATACAGGGTTACCAGAGTTTATAGCTTTGTCGTAATCAGGAGTCATACCGACTTTTTCGAACCCATCGTATATTTTACCCATGACTGTTTGTAAACCCTGTACAGGTAAGCTGGCAAACTCATCACGTTGTACACCAAGCTCCCGTAATCCGTACGAATATTCGTCGTTGGTAGCAAGGCTGTTTTCAGCGTACTCAATGATCTCTTTAGACTTAGGACCGACCATAACGATGTCGTCCTGCGCTGTGAGCTTCCCAGAGCCTACAGAGGCGTTTAAATCCATTTCAGGTGGGTTGTTTAACTCTTGGCGTAAACGTCCCGCTAGAGTAGGCTCGGAGTCCACAACCTTAGAACCCATGACTTTATCACGGAGGTTGTTTACTCTGTTCTCCCAACCATCGGCAAACTGCTCTTGATTGGGGTTACCTGCTCTCTCTTTATGATACGCTGATCTGAGATTGAGGAAGTCTTCCACATTACCTTTAGCTTTTTTAAATAAGTCCTGAGCTACTTTGGGCCCGGCAATAACAGCAGTGTCCAGCATAACTGTCTTCTGTGCGTCTGTCATGTCGTTCGTTACAACTTTAGCATCGAACTCATTTTTATAAAACGTACGTGCGTATTTTTTAGCAGCAGGCTCGCCCCGCTTCTCACGAATGTTCATGATCTCTTGGAATTGTTGGGGGTACCACCTTTCGGAAATACCCATCATTGTACGACCACCAAGGTCTCCGACCACGTTGGCATACTTACCTTCTGATTTCATAACAAAGTCGATACGGTCTTCCTGAGCTTTCAAGGGTTTGTCTTTACTCACACCCTTACGGAGCCGAGAAGCCAACCGCATAGTCTCTGTATCATCCATGAACTCGTTGAACTTCGATCCCGGCAACGCGGAACCGATACCCGCACCTAAGAGTGTATTGAACGCAATAACTCCGGGGAGGTCGCTAGTATCCACTTGGGGATCAACCGCAGCGCGGCTACCCTCAACCATAAGAGCAGACGCAGCACCCGCCATAGCACCGTCTATAGTGTTGTCGAGTTTACGTGCTTTTATCCGGGTACCTGTTTCTTTTAGCTTCTGTATTCTACGGACATTCTTCATCTTTGAATACAGGCCACCACCTACGACAACATCCACATCTGGGATACTGCCTATAAAGTACGGTACAACGCCTGTCCAAAAACCGGAGTTAGCGATGTGGCGAAGCTGCTCTTGTGTCGTAGCAATCTCCTCTTTACGCATACCGTATTCTAAACCACCCGCAGCAGTACCCAAGGAAGCTGCCTCAGGGCCCCGTGGGTCCAATCCCAACTCTGCTACGTCTCTGTCGATCATAGCGCGAGTTTCAGGATCAGAGTTGTCCCACGAGTCCTCTTTGTACGGATCGTTAAACATAACGTCCAGCATACCGTCAGGAATACTGTCGTTCTCCATAACCATTGCTACGTCCCGGGCTATAGCGTCCGTGATGCTATCATAAGCGGACATGTTTGCAGCCGCCTTTAGAGAACCACCAATCTGCTCTAATACAGTGGTGTTCTCCCGGAACTCTTCTTGTTCTGCGTCAGCTTGTGCTTTATTAGAGTCCTGTACAATACCGAAACGATTAGGGTCTCCACCTATAGTAGAAGCAATACCTAATGCAGCGTTTTTACGATCAATAATTTTAGACGTGGTAGACTCTGCCTCTACTTTAGCAGCAGCCTCGCGGGCTAATGCGCGGTCTCTCATGTTGGTTAGTACGCTATCATCAGTCATGCAGACTCCTATTCATATTTTATATCTTTCAAGACTTGTTTGTAGTGGTCCCCAATTTCAGTAGCAGGTACAGCGATGGTACCCAAAGGTCGTCTTTTTCGAGTATCACGTTCGGCGTACACTGTTATCAAAACAGTATTGTTACTGAGTGGGCGCACGTCCATAGGTAGCCGGGTACGCTCACGGCCCTGATACCCTATACGTGAACCGCTAGTAGGTAACGTAATGTCGGGAAACAGGGCTTCTTTATTGTCGTGTACGTACGAATACACTGCTGTTGTGGAAGCCATAACTTCGGGTATATCAGTAATCCCCAGCATTTCTCTAAAGGCTTGCCCGTTCATTGGGGGGACCATTGTCCCAGCAACCAACTCCCATCGTGACAGGTCTTTTTTAACCATATTCGCAATACCTTCTGGGCGCATGTTAGAGTATATATTAGTGTACTCCTCAGCCCTACGCATGGACCAATCTTTAATAGAGTCGCTGTTCTTAAAAGCATCCCGTACTTCTTGCTTTACGCTGGTAGTAACCAAACCGTCTGAGGGTGCGCCAACTATACTGGCCCACATCGACGGTTCTAAATCTTTAAAAAAGTTAGCAATGTCGTGATCCACTTTTTTCTTAACTTCCGATACTTTAGTACGCGGTGCGGGTTTCTGATCTTCCGGAATACGGGTTAATTCCCACGCACTCGTTAAAGCCATCGTGGGGTCCATAGAGCCGTTTTGTAGAAACGCAGCCGTGTTAAAATAATCGTATGTGTCACCTGCGTACTTTTTGAGTGTGCTTTCACTCACACCCCCTTGACGCATAGCCAAGAAGTAATGTAAGGAACTTTCCACCGCTGGTGAAACTTTACCGTCAACAAGTGGATGAGATGATCCGGCAAGGGCAAACACCCGCGCTACTTCTTTGTCCACAACTGATGTGGTTCTAAGAAACTCTACGTGTAAGTCTGCCTGATCCTCGGGTTTGTCGGAGGATTGCTGCACAATGTTACGCTGCATAGCCATAGAAATCTGCTGCTCATCCGGGTCTAATTCGTGAATTGTACCATTAGACAAAGCATGAGATGCCCGCTTTTCTTTACGAGCTTGCTCTCTAATTGCTGCCGTATGCCGCTCCATGTCTTTAATCTCAGTGTCTATAATATTGTCCTGAGCGTTGCGGGCCGTTTCCATTAGGCCCATAACCATATCGTGAGGAAGCTTGAACTTATCGGCAATGAGGAGCCCCAAGTTTGTGATTTCTTCGGTATTTCCCTCAGCCGCTGCTGCAATAGTAAACTGTGTAAGTGCTTGTACAAAAGCGTCGTCGTGCATTATAGCGAGTTTGTCCACATCATCCTGTTGTCCGATCAGATCGTCAATGACCTCGTTCACATTAGAGCGTACAAAGTCTTCGCTGAACAGCATCTCCTGTTGAACTTGTGCCAGCTCTTCTTGAGCCTGTTGAGGACCGATATCACCAGTCTTCGCACGCGTCTTAATATCACGGATACGCATACGGGTGTCGATAGAGGCTTCCTCTTCACGAATGGCCTGTGCGCTTTTTACTCCAAGCGTGATACTTTCCATTTGCGCGGGACTAAACCCCCTATCTCGTAAGCCCTCAGAGCCACCGAAAGCGTCGTACAGCATAAAGTTACCTTCTTTAAGCTGGGGTACGATAGCGTTCATAGCGGCTAGTCGTTTTTTGTCCGGGTGCACATCATCGAACTCATCGTACAACTCCACAGACTCTTGTACCATAGCAGGGTCGCCTGTAGAGGCATCCGCAAACAACATGCTACTAATCGTTGAGGTTGTCTCAGAGTCTAGGAACTCGGTGTTGGCCTCGACCTGTTTAGAAACAAGTTTACCAAAACCCTCACTGCCCATAGACTGAAACATCTCACGGGCAAAGGAGTCGTTCGGATCGAGACCATTCATGACCTCTTTTAGTTGGGGCATTAGGACAGTCTTCTGGTACTCTGTGGAGTCCATACCCGCGTGTTCGTTGATTGCGTCATGTGCTGCTTTAGCGTACCACTCGGAGTATCCCGTTTTCATTTTAAGAGTTTGGTAGCCCTTTAAAACGTGTCGGTTGTATCCGGCATCAGCCATGTCTTGCTCAGACTTTCCCTGTGCCCGGAGCATAGCCCCAGTCACTTCGTCCTCACTTCTTTTCTTATCGAGGTATCCTTGTAAAGCCTGACCGCCCATACGGACACCTTCTGCGAGTGCCCGACCAGCAGCCCCGACTTGGCTCATGTCTCCCCCACGTGGGGCTTGAACACTAACCATACCGAGCTGTCTGACTGGTACATTGGCTTGCCCGCTAGGACCGCCTGAAGGAATAACCTGTCGTGTCTCTAATCCATCTACCATATTATCTCCTATTAACCCATGCCAGTCATATTGCCAGATTGTCTTACGTTGTTCCTTAATGCTTTAAACATGTACATACCCAAGCTTGGCTTAGGTAAATAAGACAAGTCTTGGTTCTGTACAGCCGATAGAGCAGAGCTTCTACGTTGTTGCTTCTCTTGCAAGAAGTATTGCTGTAGATCGTCTGCTCTCTGTTTTTCCATCATACCCGCATTGCGCTTAACATCTAAAATAGACGCATCGACACTCCTGCCCCTAACACCCGCAGCCCCTGCGGCAACTACCGTGGAGCCTAGGGCACTAAGTTCGTCCCTCCGCATGTGTACTGCCCGCTTTGCGGACTGTTGGATGGTGAGGGTTGTGTTTTGCGTAATGCTATTTTGGTTCATAGCATTCGCAATATTCGTCATCTTATTACGGTAAGCCTGCATAGCCTTTTGGGCTTCCCAGCGTTTTTTATCGGCCCGGTATTCGAGGCCAGCACTGATATATTCTAGTACCATATTATCCTCCTTCTATTCTCCGGCCCTTCTTACGCCACTGTCCAATCCACTCGATCTCAGTGAGTGACATAGGCAGGTGGCTGTCCGTATTGATTTCTATTTTTGATGTGTCTGCATTTTTCTTACAAGGAGCTGAAAACGCTCCCGAGAGGACTACAGGACGACCTATAAGGTTAGTAGGGGCACCAAGGGTGCGACCGTTGTATGTAACGCTTGCAGTGTAGCCATAGCTGTCTGTAATCACCACACGGAAGAACCCTGTGTCATCGAAGTGCACAGTGTACTGTTTAATGATGAGTGTACCAGAACCGACCTTAACCCCGTTTTGATCGCGGACGTAAGGTGTGGTTGGTATGTAACGACTCAGGTACCGTCTACCGAAATAAATGGTGCCCCCGTTGAGATCATCTGCAAGGGTGACTGTATTCCCGGCTATACCCTGTATTGGGGCACGGAGTCCGGGGTTGGGGCATCCTGCGCCCTGTACTGCCACATAGTTGGCTATGTCGTCCACTGTGTACGGTACTTCAAACTCTGTATCCACACTGTCTCGTTTAATCTTGTGATCGAGGTAAACTCTGTACTGAACGCCTACATCGGATGTGTCGTCCAAATCAAGAGTGTGTAGCTGATAAGAGTTGCCCTGCTTTTGAACAAGGTACAATAAGCTATCCACGAAGAACATGTGCTCCACGTCAAAGGCAAAACTCCAACGGCTCCATGATGTCTGTACTTTTTGACCGTTAAGCCAAATGTACTCATAAATGTACACAACTTTTGGGTCCGCATCTGTACGAACAATCAGTTTACTAAAGTTTGTGGTGTTGATAAGCTGTATAGCTGTACCCACTACGTACTGTAGAACATGCTGTGTGATCGGGCGAGAGTCGTTTACGTCTTGTGTACCATCTGTAAAGAACTCTTGGATACCGGAGTACGTACCGTACGGGAACGAGAAGAAGATATTTCTTCCGGCACCGACAGGCTTTGCAGTCAGGTCCGTTTCAAACTCGGTTGTCAAAACAAGAGAGCTATTACGAGGTGTCAAAGAGTTTCTACCAAACATGATAAACTGTGCCCGGTCTGAGAACAGGATCAAGTCACGGTTATGAGGCACCACTGCCCGCAGAACAAACGTACCCAGAGAACTTGATATGTCAATGGGATCGTCGTCTGCAAGGGTTGTTGCGGACTGGTTAAAGAAGTCTGTGTGTTTGTTGGTGCGAGACAGGATCACGTTTACATTGGAGGTAAGAACCAACCTACCCTGAAATGAACTGATATCGTTCAGGGTGTGTCCAACAAATGAGGGCAGTGGGTTTGTTTCATCGTCTCCAACTGCGCGTCCTCCCCACGCACCAGCGATAAAATCGAAGGTACCGTCTCCGGTCTTTCTAAGAATATGTGGCATAGTGGCGGGGTCTAGCTTGTACTCTAGACCGGGGGCAACTGTCTCAACCCATGTACCGCTTTTACCAAAACCCTGACCTACGGTCGTACCGGGTTCATCTACAAGAAACTCAAGGTACCAATCATCAGCCGTAGCATTTACGCTTTCGCTAACTTTAACAAGGTACCCGTGCGGTGCAAACCGTGGTAGTCTACCTGTGTCATCCACTTGGTTGTTCACGGCAAACATATTTGATCCACCATCCCCATCACTCACAGTCACAGTAAAGGTACGTGTAGCGTGGGTAATGTACAACACATCGGAAACACGTACAGTGGTAAACCCGCCGATTGCAGCCAACTGTGTCATGATAGCATCTGTAGCAATGTCGTTAATGTGTGTGGATGTTGATCCGTTGGGTGCAGTGTATGTTGAAGTAGCAGTATTTGTAGACCCATTGGCCTCAGTATAGTCAATGGTGATGGTGTACTTACGTCCGTACTGCCCACCCAGCAAGAATACAATAGCCGAGCCCTGCACGTAACTTCGAGTGTCCGGAAGCATGGCTACGACCTTGTTGGGGTCCACCACGTAGATATCTTCGTCGATACCTATAAAGTTTACAGGCCCGGCAGGAAGGTAGTCCGCAGCGTCGTCTACAACGGTTACCGTGTTTTCTGTACCGTCGAGGTTAAACATTTTGATCTCGCCAGCTTTGTGGGCCATCTCAAAATGTCCTAAAGAGCCGCCATCGTAGTCCCGGAAGTTAAAACTGTCCGCACTGTCGATAAGCTGGGCCACGTAATTTGTAGGCCCTCTTCGGGTAAGACCATTCACCGGATCACTTGAGCAATTCTCTTGCAGCTCGGCTTGACCGGGTAACCGCTCACGAGCTGGTTGTTGACTTACTCCTTGGATTAGGCTTGATATAGAACCGTCTACCTTACTCATACTTAGGCTCCTCTGTCAATAAAATCGTTGTTTGATCCGCGAGTGTGGCGCAGAAGTTGTAGGCCCATGGGGCTCTGTCTAATGTTGACATCCTCGTTTGCGAGGTTATCTCTTTGGAGGTACGCAAAACTTTCGTTTTCGTCTTCTCGTAAATCTCTTACAGTACCAGCATCACCATCTTCGTTACGGTAATATTCACGTACTGCCTTAGCTTCGATAAACGCAGAAGCTGCCTCGGGCAAGTCCTCGATATCTAGCTGCAACACGACCGTACAGCGTACATCTTTTGAAATTATGTACGTATTGTTTCCACGGTCGTAAAGTCTGCTCCCTCTTTTTACATACTGAGACTGGCTGTCTACAGGATCAGCAGAGAGTGTGTTTTGAGGTAAGACTACCTCCCCTGTCAAGTTGGGCGACAGGGTAATGTCTTCTCTATTAAAGTACCAACCACGCGATTGTACGCGGGTGTCGATACGGTTCAATAAATTACTAGCTTGGATCGCAGCGGGGTCGGTGCTGTTCGTCGAACTCACCGGGGCCTCGCCGTTCACAGCAAGCATAGAGTTTATGATTTCTAATCTTGTTGTCATGATGTCTCCATATATAAAAAGAGGGAACCCTGTTACGGGCTCCCTCAAGGCGTAACCCTAGTAGTATAATCAGTAGATCAGGGACATCTAGGGCCTTACATTAGGCGCGGTACTTGAATACAGCACCACAAACGTCGGGTCGGTTGATGGTTACACCAAAGGACATGTAGCTGTCAATAAAGTATTGAAGCTCTACTTCTGAGTAGTGGATTTTAGACGTAAGTGGGATCGTCTCACCAGCAAGGAGTGAACGTGGGTGCAGGATTACTGCTACCGCGTCTGACTCGGCAAGTGACACATCGTAAGCAGAGCCGTTAGCAGCGTTCGACAGCTTGTGGTTAGCAATAGCTGCTGTCGGGATACGTGCTGTAGCTGCAATACGTGAGCCTGCAAGGGTCATGATCTTACCGTTGGCGAAGTCGCCGTTACCGTCTGAGAAGTCTTTGTCGATCAACTTGTCATTCTTGTAAAGCGTACGGTACTCAGTAGGGCGCACAAAGATAACACACTCGGCGGTATCAATGTCTTCCTCTTGCATCTCGACCAACAAGCCAGCAATCGCGTCTTCCAGTTTGTCTGGATCAGCTTCATCAGTAGCCGCAGCTAACTCTACGTTCTTACCTGCGCCGATTGAACCATTAAGGTTTGTCGGGGCGGCACTTAGAGCACCTTTGATTGCTTGAATGATAAACGCTTCGTCGAAGAACTTACCGAGTTCCATACCCTGATCTTCTGCAAGAGCGGAGCGAACATCGAAGTCTGCTTGGAATGAGTTTAGCAAGTCTTGGTTGTCACGGGCAAGAATAACTGTATCGACAGTCAATGATACACGACCATGATTGGTTGGTGTGGCGTTCGGACGAACACCGCCTGTAACTTTAGACAAAGTTGTTTTGCCAAGACGACGACTGATAATACTGTCGGTCATCTTAACAGCGCGTACTTTAGCGTACGAGCGCATGATTGAAGTTTTAGCAAATTGCTTTTCGACCATGCCTGTAAATTGTTCTACCATCTCTTCGGAAGGTAAAGACGATAGGTGGGAACTGTCTGATGGTAAAGTAGTCATAGGGTATTCTCCTTAGATGTTGTTTTTAATTCCGGATTGACGACGGGCCCAAAGAGCCTTACTTTCTTGATCGTACGTACCGTTTTTGTGGGCTTTTTCGACTGCATTGATGTAGTCCATTCGGCTCATTGGTTCTAAACCAGCCGAACCGGGGGTCTTGTCACCGACTTCGAGCTTCGCTGCGATAGTTGTTTCAGGGTCTGCGCGATACAGGTCAAACAGCTCTGTGATTGCAGCCTTGACAGCACGGGGGTTCCGGCTATCTACCATTTGGCGAATTTCTAGTAGGTCCTTAGCGAACTGTGGGTCTGCGGCCTCTTTTTCTCGTGCCCAGTCCCGCATTGCGTTAAAGTTGTCTTCACCTTCGGTAATGGCGTAGGAAGACTCCTTGATTTCGTTCATAGCCTTGAACTCAGTGTTAAGGTAACTTTCAGTTAGCATCTTAACGACTTCGGCTTTGTCCTTGCCCAGCTTATCTACTAGGGCCTGCATGTCCAGCTTACTCATGTCGCCTGTGTCGGAAACGCCTGCAAAGATAGCTTCGGTGTCCTCATCAGACAGTTTAGCTTCTTTGAGCATACTGTCTACTTGGCGCAAAGCGGGGTGGTCATGCTGCTCTTCATCGTCCGAGGTATCTTCCTCGGGTTCGTCAGGCTCTTCCGTAGGCTCCGGTTCCGGGTCAGCCTCCGGCGCAGGTTCCTCTACAACAGGCTCTTCTTTAGGAACGTCCTGTGAGGGCTCTTCAACCTTTACAGTCTCCTCGGCTGGTGTGTCGGGGGTTTCTGGGGTATCGGGGTTGTTATCAACCATGTTATATGTCCTTCGCTATTTCTTTGCCTGCGTCTGCTGCCATTGCTGAACCTGCTTCTGCCTGCATCATTTGCTCTTGTTGTTGTTGCGCTGCGGCCCGCTCTTCCTGTACTTGTTGTAATGTCTTAACAAATTTGGAATAGTCGATGCCGCGATTGTTACCAACCCACGTAAGCAGCTCACCGAACTTCATGAACTCTAAGAACGGCTCCGGTATGGAACCGACCAAGGACAGGTCCTGTGTAAACATACGGTAGTTGTCGATATCACCCATGCGGGAAAGCGTATCCATCCCTGTCACGATGACCGGGTAGATGGTATCAGTACCAACACGGATGTCTTCTCGTGCCAGCATTAAACGCGCTACAGGCTCCTGCCAGTCTTCCGTAAAGCGGGAGTAAATCCCACCGAAAGACATCTCAAGTTCCTGAGCATCCTTACGTATCTCTTCTGCGGTGACACGTTCTGCGTCACGTGTAACCTCTGAGTTAAGTAGGAACGCCTGTCCAATCTGTCGATGGTAATCTTCCAGCACCATACGGACTTGTTGGAAGTCCATGTGCTTGTCAGATTTAACCGTCGTGATGTCGTTTTCCCTACCTGAGTGGTACGACCCGTTCTTTGCCTTGTTCAGCACAGATACGTCCACTACGGATGCCGGGTTTACCAAAAACTTAACAGACGCGGAACTGATAACACCCTCAATCAAAGACTGGGATAATACTGCACTCGCTCCGAAAGCAGCCCGGTAGTCTTCAACCATACCACGCCCGTAGTCATCACCCCGTTTGAGGTTCCATGCTAGGGCAACCCACGGAAGGTCCTTGCGACTGTACTCGTTTGAGTTGATAGTCAGCTCGACCATGTCCGCAGCTTGGCGTACTTTGAATTTACCGTTATTTTCCAGCTTAATGCACGTGTACAGTGTCACGTTTGTACCGTCTTCATAGCGACGATCCATCTTGTCCGCACGGATGGCCTGTTGTACTTTTTTCGAGAATGTTTCAAACGCTTTCATGTCACGTGTGATAATCTCAATGACGGTGCCAGACAGGTCCCGTACAACGCAGTAATCACGTGTACTGTATACTTGAGCCTTACCGTTAGGGTAATACATCAAGGAGTTACCCGTTACCACGAGGTACTTAGCTGCCATCGTTGCAGCGGTCCTGTGCCCGATCCTGTCGAGGGAACGGATTACTTTTTTCTCGCCTTTGACGAGGGCCTTGTCCATCTCTTCCATTGGTACGCCTGCGGCGACCATTTCATCGCGGGCAGCGTCTGCCAGCTCCAACCGTAAAAACGGGCGGTACGATGGGAACAGAGTTTCTGTGAGTTTATTACTCAGGTGGTTTACAGCACGTGCACCTATACTCGATAGGTTAGTATGCAGCTCTTCATCTTTTTCACCCTCCTCAGCATAGAGGTAGGGCAGGGTCCATTTAGCGTATCGTTCATTCCGGGTGTGTAGAGTTCCTTTACGACCTTCTAGGGTATCCCATCTTTTCTTTAGAGAACTATCCGTCATGTTAAATACTTAAACCCCCTCTGCCCAAAGAGCCAAGGGCATCACCCCGGGAGCTTGTTGATCCTGTCCCGGACTTACGGCCCGAAACTCGTTTATTTTTACTCGCGTCTTTACCCACCACAATTTTTGCCCCGGTGTCTTCCCGTCGGGTTGGTGCAGGTACTGCGGGTATCTCTGCTGGTGGAATAACCACAGCGGGGGCAGAGGGTGCATCACCTCCGAACAACGAGTCGAACGCAGAGGCGATCTTCTTAAATATTTTTTTAAACATTGTAATAATTACCTTACTTTAAATGTTATGTACAACACTTCTATGCTGTAAATACGTATTTGAACTTATCCCATATAGTAGTAAATACAGGACCTTCCTCAGTATCACTATCTACAACCACCTTATGTATATAATCTAGTACCTCTTGTTGAGCAGCACTTCGTTGTATATCTATCATATCTGTACCCTTATGTATATCAAGAGGGTTGATAGGGGGAAATACTAATAATAGTTTATTGTAGAACTTCCGTGATACGGGTGGTAATCTAATGTGGTCTATGTTCATCCTATATATCCTTATATACCTATACGGGTTTATGTGTCTAAAATGTGCCCTATAAGCCTTATTACGTAACAAATAGGGTATGGACACAAACTATGCAAAAAAGTACTCAGACTCAAGTATTCTGTTGAGGTCTAAATCACCCCGATCCGGGGTCGGTGGGATACCACCATTAGGTAGCGACATGGCTGTTGTGATGTACAGATCGTATAGCGGATCATGGTCTTTGTACATGTTCACAAATACTCTTTGTATTACATTACGAAACCGCTCTACGTCACAAGCATGTGTACCGAAGTCATCGTGTATCATAGAAAATCTGGTAATACCGTGGTCCACGGCCTCGTTTATAGTCAGCATCATGTGTGCTGAGTCAAGACTGTGTACAAAGTTAGGGGCAATACCCTGCATCTGCTTTTCTGGACTGATTATTTTCGTGTCTACTGATAACCTAAGCCGTATGTCGCCCATGAGTGAGGTGTGGACCCGTGTGCTGGTAGTCTTCTTGACAGCCATATACACTGGGAAGCCTGCGGGGTTTACCCACCAAACAGGGAGGTTACTGCCTGCGGTCTGTTTGGCAACTTCCTGTAGCCACGTCATAGCGTCCCTCGCGGATACAACAATGTCACTGATGGACTCCCACAGGCTATTGTTAAAGTAGCTAGCAGCCTTATTCACATCCTCGAAGAAGTACCTATCGAGCTCCATGAGAGCATCCACGACAAACCCGAAACAGGAATATTTAGTAGAGCCGTAGGGTAAAGTCATTACAGGACGCTTGGCAATCTTACGAGATATACCTCCGTGCTTATCTGCAAAAGCCAACCACTGAGTACGCTCCTCCGAATACGGCATTTCCTTGATCCGTTCCAAGGCCCTGTCCGCTACCTGTTGGTAAACATCAGCGGGTTGGTCGGATGGTACCAGATTGGTAGCGGCACCGCCCACAGTGTCCCGTAGCAGGGCTGAGAAGTTTTGTAAGCCATTACAGCTACCGTCCATACCTACAGGGAGATAACTGATAAACGCATCGGGATCATACACCGCTTCGGCGTATTCCAAACAGAACGCTAGGAACATATACGGTGAGTCTGCATCGGACCAGAAGTCAAGGTACCCTAGCGGGTCCTCGGCTGTGCGTTGGATGTGCTGGATGTTATCCGTAACCCACCGTACGCGGTCGTCGAAGCTGACTTTGTCCACCCCGAAGCAGTTAGCACCGTGTACCGCCAACCAGTAAAGCCCATTCTCACCCAGCACCTTACCCTCTTTGAAAGTGAGCAACGCGCGGTTGAAGTCGGACCCTTGTGGGTTCAGCCCCGAGCTTGAAGCGTACACACGCCCTCTAAAATCGCACTGGTACACGAACCATATTTCTTTGTACTGGCTATAGTTAGAAGCCATCTGTATTACACGTGCAACCTCGTAAGCCCGAGAGGCTCGGCTGATCTCATCTGTGTACAACTGAGATATCTCTGCTTTCCAGACTAAGAACTCCTTGAAGGTTGCCGCATCCATCTCCTTAGGTGGGGTGTCCACCCGGAACTTCGGCATGTCTCTAGGCTCCTTATTCGGTAGGCCCACAGCAAGATTACGGCCCCATACATCTTTGAGGATGCCAAGGACAGCCCGGTTTATTTTCCACGGGGTTCGTTGCATCGCGTTCACAGCAGAGTAAACCACACTCAGGTCATGATCTTGTACGAAATCTTGCTCGGGCCCGTTCAGGCCCTTAATAAAGGGTGTTCGTTGGCGCATGGCCTCAGACCAGTACCCACCACTGTTCAAGCCCGTCCAGTCGTCTGGTGGAATGATGCAGGGCTTCGTATAAGGGTGCAGGAGAGAGGCGTACTCGTTGTACGATCCTATCCACTCCACGGCCTCCGGGGTAGCAACGACAATATAGCTGTACCGATTGTTTCGGAGCTTCTTTTTGGAGATGGTAACAAGGTCTGTTGCTTTCAGAACTTGGTCCAGTAACGCGGTACCCACGCCCACTCTAACGTCCTTAGGCCACGAGTCCCACTGCATACCCTTTTTCTTGGAGGTCACTGCTAGTACATTACGCATGTGTCGGTAAGCCTTGGTGTTTTTACGGCTAAAGTCTTTCATGATCGTAGCGTAATACTCCGGGTTCATCTGCTTAAAAGCTGAGAACCTTTGCTCATCCTCTAGGAACAGACCAATGTCCATAGACACTTGTGTTACTGTGCGGGACAGGTGCAGCTTGTTAAGTACTGTCTTTAGGACTATGTAAGCTACAGACTCGTAGTTCATACCCTTGAGCATCTTTTTGTAACGCCCGTGTTTTCTGGCACCCTCATCGCAAAACTCTTCTATCTGTGCGGCTAATGGTCGGACCAGCTTGTTTAAAAGCTGTTGCCCATAGCCCGTGTCCGCACCGCGTCCTTGGTCCTGAGCAGCGGTTGCACTCGTAGTGTACCGCTCTACGCCTTGGAGTACCAAGTCGTCTTCTAACAATAGTTGATCCTGTAGCTCCATTACTTTGCCTTTATGTTTTGAATTGCTTTCGCTTTTGCACGAGCCATACGTGTCTTCTTATTCCGTAACAGTCTTTTCTCGTCTTCTGTTTTGTGGGTTGGGTGGTAGACTGCGCTTGCACCGGGGTCCCCAAAGGTCACCCAGTATGCGATGATACGGTTTAAGAAGTCCTGCGGTCCGCGACCTCGGGCACCTCTCCGAGCAAGGTTGAGCACCTTACCCTCAATGCCGTTACAGTTACGGCATAGAACGCCTCGGACATGTCCCTGACTATGATCGTGATCCAGACACCAATCTTTAGTAGGGATCGTCGCCAAGTCGATGGAGCAAATAGCGCACTCATACTTTTGCGCTTCCGCTAGTTTCTTCTTGTGCGAAAGTACCTGAGCGGTTGACAATCTCTTCATACGATTTCCTTACCATGTTGTTGATGTAATCCTCTAGAAAGTCTGCATCTCGGGAAAACGTAGTGTGTCGAAACTTCCAGATACGGTATAGAGTGGTTTTGCAAACAGTAATACCAATCTCTTTACTGTACCAATTACGGATGGCCCGAAATGCTCTACGGCGATCCACTTTATTGTCGCACGTGATCGTGAGGGCACAATAGTTAAGCTCTCCCTCAAAATCAAACCACGGCATTAACATTTGAACGATCATCTTCTTAGTCATACTGTTTATCCACCTCTCTGATTACAGCGCGTACAGTTCGTAGGCACTGGGCGATCTTCTCTGCTAGTTCAGGATGGTCATCGTAAACTGCCCAATACACCTCAAGGAGCATAGTGACGTGGGCCCTCAAGATTATGTCCTCTAGGATCATTTTGTCCAGAGGGTTGTACTCCGCGATAAGAGCGATCAAGTTTTCTACGGACTCATACGCGGCGATACATGTGGTTGCCTCTTCTGGGCTCATCATGTTTTTCATTTACACTCCTTAAAGTATTTTAGCACATCGAACTCACCGGGTTCGCGCCGCATCCAGAGTAGCTGTGCTTCTGCTACAAATACTTTCTGCCACGGGGCCTTTTTACCAGTCTCCCAGTGCTTAAACCCTACATCCTGTCCATACGCTTTATACAGACTGCACACTAAGGCGTATGCCTGTGCGTCGGTCTTTACCCGTTTCAACAGCTCGTAAGCTACTACAGGACCGCATGGTCCGGGTTTACGGTTGTCGAGTAAACCTTGGGCCTTAGAGCGGGCCTGTAGTGTCCCTGCGGGGTCTTGGAGTGTCTTTAGAGCTTTGGTTACAGCAGCAGTCGGTTTAACTGCATTTAAAACCCGTCCCGGTAGTGCCGGGATACCCTGTATGTTGTCGGCTGTGTCTCCTGTGAGCATCTGGGCCCAAAAGAACGCATTACCTTTACCCACGATCTTAGGGGAAGACTTAGAACGATCCAGCTCAACGTACCCAAAACCTTCGACGGTTTCGAGGTCCCCGGTGTCCCAGTCAAGGTGGATACCCTGACACATCTGTAGGTCCTTATCTTTAGACACGAGAACAGATAATTCTGGGGTACCCGCCTGAATAGCGGACCAGTTCGCTTGGCATAAACCATCATCCGCTTCCTGTGTTTCCCAGCTCTTAGCATGACGCTTACGCTCCATCCACGACTTGATCGTATGCAGGTGCTTGGGCTTGACCTTGTCCTTGCGGTTGCCTTGGTATTCTTTTTGGATCGCTAGAGTGTAGCGGTTACCTTTATCCCCGTGAGAAGCAGTCAGGTGCGATAACACCGTCTCTGCCCCCGCTAGTAAACGAAGGGTCTCAATGGCTACATCGTGATTGTGCATCATGGTGTCTAAGGACTTTGTGTCGTCCGCAGATACCTGATAAGCCAAAAAGTCCCCGTCTACGTGCAGGACACGCCCCGAAACCATCGTAGGGTATATTGGTTCTGGTAGGGCATGTCCTGTTACGGTAGAGGGATCAAGGCCGAATAGGTTTTTTAACTTCTCGGCCTTATCCATTAGTCTAAGCCTAACTCTGCAAGCATGTCGTCTGCATCATCAGAAGGGGATGTCGTCGCACTCCCAGCACTCCCAGTTGCCTTGGACTTTGTGGAGGTTTTCTTTTGAGGAGCAGGACCAGCATCTTTTTTCGCTACGGTCTTTTTTACAGGTGCTTTAGTGACCTCTTCTTCTACTTCCTCTTCTTTGGGCTCTTCCTCTTGGTCGTCAAGACCCAGCAGGAGTGTCTGCATGGCAGAACCTTCCCAATCCAGCGCGTCTTTGATCTTCTGCTGGATAAAGTTAGAAGATACTTCCTCTTCGATTTCTTCACCCGTCTTCTCGTTCTTCGTCTTTTTCTTGTATGTACCTTCGATCTCGATACTATCCCACTGTTCAAACGTGGGGTTTTCTACCAAGAACAACTGTAAGGGGTATGACGCAGGTGGTACCTTATTCGTGATGTCTGTGTGTCCCACCACGTCTCCTGTTTCTGGGTCCACTTTCTCGATCAGTGGGGACTCAATGATGTCGATAGAAGCATAGGGATTACCCGAGCCCTTGGCGACACCGTGCGAGATGGTGAGGCGAAACACGTCGTCGAGCATGTGGTACATGTGATCCAGACCACGATTGTAATCCATGTCCTTGAACAGCTTGTAAAATTTAGCTCTTTCGTTGACCTTCATACTCATGGGGAACGGACGGACGATACGACCTACGATCTTTTTCTTACCATCGACCTCGATCTCGTCCATGTTGTTTTTACCGAAGCACTCAAAGACTAGCTGGACTTCCATCTCGGGAGACTTGGCTTGGCCCTTGTAGTCCCCTTGTGGGTGTGTACCCAGCTCAATATATCCCACGAGTCGAGCGGGACACTTACCGACTTCCGGGAGGCGCATACCGCCGCCTTTGGTTGGCTCACTGTGGTTAACTGAGCCCTTTGTGGACTTGGCTTGTTTTAGTAGTGATTGATTATTAGACATTACTGTACCTTTTCGTTCGTTGTTATTTATGTTTTAATTCTAGCATGTTTGGCCCTACTTCAACTTCTACGGGAAATGGGACCGTGATCTCCACCCCGAATTGACGGAACCAATCGTCTACGGACTCCATTATCCGCTTTACATCGGCGCACACCTGATCGACTACGTCGGGGTGGCTGTCCACCCATACACAGTCATGTACTGTATTGCACAGGAACGCCCTGCCACCGTAATTGTCGTTGGAGACGAAGTGCCTCCACAACCAGCCACAGGTGCCCTGTACAATTTCCCCGCCCGTACCCTGTATCGGGTAGTTTTTCATCTCTGTAGGGCTAAAGGACTCCTCGATCCCACGATCACGCTGCCAGTCTTGAGCAGGCCATGATCTAAAGTGGTACATACAACCAGTGGGGGCTTGCCAGAACCCCCTACGGAAAGTACCTTGGTTTGTAGGATCAAAGAAATACGTTACATCTTTTTTGACCCGTTCTTCAACCTCCTCGTTAAATTTAACAATGCCCGGGTATGTAGCCTCATCTGCCGCGATGAGTTCTTTTACCTCATCGACCTCCATACCCGTAAAACTAGCAATCAAAACAGCACCCGCACCGTACGCCCGTTGAAACGAGAATATCTTAGCGGCTGTCCGTCTCTTCTTCCAAAGTGCGTGATCTGGGTGATCCTCATCCTTTACCAGAGCGAGGACCTCTTCGTAAGACACACCGTACTTCGGTTGGATCGCTACCCGCTTACAGTGAAAGTCGATCTTATTACGCAAGTCTTTTAACAAATTGTAGTCTTTAGTGAGTACACCCTGCACGACAACTTCGAGCTGGCTGTAATCAGCTTCAACCATAGTACCATCTTTAAAACGAGATGTAAACACCCTTTTTAAATTAGATTTATCAGCCCTCGGTACGTTTTGGAGGTTAGGGTTGTCTGAACTCAATCGTGACGTTACCGTAGCGCAGTGATTTAAGTTGTGATGTATGCGATTATCCCGCTGGTCTACTGCTGTGAGCATCCCTGTGAGCTGCCCGTCTTTTCCTCGGGACAAGAAGTACGTGTTGATCTCCTTGTTTAAGTCCTCATAGCGTGAAAGAACCTCACAGAAGGGTACGCCACTGTGCTTCAAAGCTGAGATGGTGCCCCCGGAGGTGCTATAGAGGGGATTGCCCGCACCATCGAAGCTCTTGGTCTCCCAGTGAGGATATCCACGGGTGTATCCGGGGAAGGTGTAGTAAAAATCTTGGTACTTGGTTTTGTAATCCCCGGGAACCTTTACTTTCTTTGTCTTCGGCTCACCCTTCTTCTTACCACTGAGATAGTACAGCACGGATAGGCCCGACTCGGGGTCTACCAGCTCCCCTGAGGGCGACTGGGTAGCTTTGTCCTGTTGGATGGTAGACCCGTCACTCAGGACATAATGGTCCTGCTGTAGCGTACTCCGTGCGAGCTCACCTGTTTTCGGATCAGGGTACGTATCCTGCTTTCGATACTTCACCACCCCTCCAAAAATCAGACACGATTTATGCACACGTGATCCCCAGTTAAAAACAAGTTCTTCCGGCAGCACGGGTACGAACTCTTCCAAGGAGGCACTAGCCTCTACCCGTTGGGCACTGAGGTCCCTGAACTGTGCTGCGGCTTCCTCCATGTCTATCTGTAACCCGTTGTACTCCATCTCCGTCGTAGCACACAGACCGTCCATACGGGACCAGATGGCCTTAATCATACCTAATTCTTTGGCCCGCTTAATCTGACCGAGGAATATCTTTTCGGTATTGCCGATGTCTCCACCGTTACGCCCCTCTTCCAAAGTTCCAACCGTGTAGTCGATCAAGAGGTCTGGGTTTATGTCGGATGTTTGTACACCCGCATCCCAGAGAACTTTGATCTCATCAATTTTCTCTGTGCCACCGTATCGCGGAGCTGTCTCTGTTAGGGAGCAATAGTGGAACCGCTGGTCCTGACCGTGTAGTAGGTACTCTACGTACTGGCAATCCCAGATACGCCCACCACGTTTAAAGAACGCTTTGAGGGCTGGGTTGGCCCACTGCCAAAGCATGTCGAACTTGTAGTTAAAGCCAACAAGTAGCGTGACGTGCTCCGGGATGTCTACCCACTGCGCGTCGTACCTGTCCTTGCAATACGTCCAACTACACTTGTCGTCACCCTGTATCTTCCAACCGTGCATAACGATGTAGTTGTCAGGGTGCCACGGGGACCCTTTGCGCTTCTTGAAAACGCCCGTCTGTGTCTCTGTGTCGTGTACCATATAAACCATTGTGTTGTCCTTGTTAGGGTGCAGAGCCCCACCATGCTATAAACACTACGAGGCATAAGAAATAGAGCATGAGAATGAGGAAAAGTCGTGGGTCCGGCGCGTTAGAGTTCATAGCCTAGTTCCTCAAGGTCTGACCGACAGTTTTCTGCATGTTGGAACGCTTTGTACCGGGCAGATTTGTCCTCGTACGCACACGCTGCCCAGTATTGATTTTGGCGGCTCATGACCGGGTCGATTACAGCCCTGTCAGGATTAAAGCTGGCAAAGCGGCGGGCCTGTTCTATGGTGTCAAATCGGAACCCATCGACTTCATACGTATATGGGTGAGAAACCACCGTGATATATTTACCTAGACTTTTTTTACTCTTTAACATGTTATACTTCCTCGTTACTGTATTGTTTATCTGTACGCCATCTTTTAAATCGCGCTTCTCTAAGAGCTGTATAGCTGCTGTCCGTCATGTACTGGACCTCCGCAATCAAACCTTTGCCTGTGAGGTCAGGGCACCCGTGTTTGCTGTAACGCATCCATAAGTCTCTGCGCTCCCGGTGAGTCAAAGACCCCGGGCCCACACCGATGGGCTCGCCGTTAAACATGGCTACAATTCGACCCACGGCCCGTAAACCTTGCCCGGGCTGCATCTCTTCTCCTAGAAATGACATGACCTTGTTTGCAGTGGCTTCCTCAAAGGATATCACCTCTAAGTCTACGGTAGGCTGTGGCTTGTATTTCATCATGTTACGAGACCGCCCGCCCACTTTGTAATGTGAGTCTACACCGCGTAAACAGCGGACCATCATACCCTCAAATAGCTTAGAAGAGGCCAAAAGATCGGTCATCGTCTCGAAGTATTCAAACAACTCGGCTTTACTTCCTGCTACCCCGGTCACGGGAACTCTACGAATACGTTGCCATACGAGAGTACCGTCTTGAACCGTGGACAAGCTGGTTAGGTTGTCGATGAAATCTCGGATACGTCGAACACGTGTCTCGTACGGCTCAGTCTCCTTGCCCGCTACATAAACATCGTACACGTTCAGTACAATACGATTATCTGCGACACCGCGTCGGATGATACCAGCCGCGTCTTTAAACACATCGACACCCATAACGGTCAGCTCTCCAATGATGTGGGTGTTTACATCTACCCCGTCATGGCTAGAGTTGAGGTAGCGGATAATCTTGCCAGTGCTCGGTAGGGGTTTACCCTGACGACTTTGAGCCACCCAGCCCGTAGGTGTCTTGTAGAAGTCTGCGGCTACGCCATCCAACTTTACACTAACCTCGACGGGATACGTGACTTTGTTCTCATCAAAGTTCACACCCAACATAATCTCGCTACTCATTTC